CCGGGGGCGAGCGACCGGAGGGAGCGGCCATCCCCTGCAGGCCGGGCGTGGATCCCGGGTTCTGGTAGAAAGCTGCGCAGCTACCTCGGGTGCCGGCTCCCGCTGGTCGCTCGGGTCTCTTGCCGGACTTGGGCTCGGCCGAGCTTGGTCGGAATCTCCCCCCCTGCCCCCCCTCTTACCCGCGTGGGTTGTATGCCGCCCGAGCGGTAACGACGAGGGGTTGGCGTGCGGGGTCGCCTGAGTCCGTGCGGGGTCAAGCCGCGCCGGGTGGGGCACGCCTGGGCGCATCCGCGGCCCTCAATCGGTGCCGGGGCGCCCACTCCCAAAGGGGCATGTGAGCGAGTCCACTCCTCCACATGAGCCCTCGTCGGGGCATTGCCCGCGTCGGTCTGTTCGCGGTCTGCTCACCCTACCGCCGAGGGGTCTATGCACCTTGCGAGGGGCGTCGGTCAAGATAGGTGCGCCCGGTGGCGGCGGCGACCGCACGGCCGGGCGTCTTTCCGGCGCCGAGAAATCGGCCCGTGAGGGCGAAAACCGACCAGTATGGGCGGCTCGAGGTGGGGCCGACGATCCGGGCATGCAGCTCGCGGAGCCGTTGGGCTATGTCGAGCGTGTCGAGAGCGCCCCCGGGGGGCCGTTCGAGGGCTTTGCGGCCCCTATCGCGGGCTTTGAGCGCCTCGAAGGAGCGTTTTCGCATGGTTGGAGGGGCTTTTAGCACGATTCCGGGGGTTTGGGGCCCGCGGATGCCCCTACAGAGCCGTTTTTCCTACTTTTCCGGGCTCCGAAACCCGAAAAGTAGGCAAACGGGTTGGATTAGTGGGCGGGAGGGGCCGAAAGGGCCTCCTCGAGCGCCGTGCCGGCGGTAAGGAGGTCGGCGGTGCCGCAGGTGCACGGGCCGGCGTGTTCGGAGGGGCAGCCGTAGCCGTGGGCAAGGCGTTGGGGGCCGATGTGGTGGAGGGCCGAGAGGACGTCGCGGGCGGCGTCGTCGACGGTGATGGTTGGCTTGGCGACCGGATCCTCCAAGGAGGCGGAGGCGGCCTGGGTGTCGTGTTTCGTCGTCATGTGCGGAGCGTCTAGCAGATTCTGTCCCGGGTCCTAGCCCGGCTTGGTTAAGACCGGGAGTGTGGTAGACGGCAACCCCGCCATGAGCCGGGCGGGCTCGACGCCGGACGTGTCTCAACCCAAAGCCGTCGCCCCCGACGGTACCCGCCGCACGGCGCCGGCCCGCCCAACCTCTCCCGGCCGGTGGTTCGTCGTCGCCGGGGCACTGGCCCTCGGTCGGGTGGCGGTGGCGCGCTCGCTCGAGGGGGTGCTCGGCGATGCGCAGGAGCGGGTCGGGCTCCGGCCGGCGCCGGCATTCACCACCTTCTCGAGCCATGTTTCCACTCTGGTCACCGCCCCGTCGCTGACCTCGGCCTCGAGTGCGGCACTCGCCGGCACCGCGCCGATCGACTCGACGATGGCGGCCCTCGGGCCGGTCTTTCTCGACCACGCCGCGACCCTCGGGGCGGGGGTGACGAACACCAACGTGGTGACGCAGCGGTCGTTGGCGCAGGGGTCGCTCTTTGGCCAGCCATTCAACGAGCTCGGGACGTTCGCCCCCGTGCTCGTCAAACGCACCCCGACGGGGAACCCGATGGCACCGGCCGCTATCGGCCTCCGGCTCCGCTACGCGCTCGACCTCCATCTCTGGGCGACGGCGGTGGCGGTGTCGCATGGGTTCACCGACTCCTTCGATGCGTCTGTCGTGGTGCCGGTGGTCTCGAGCGGACTCGACTGCGCGGTGCGTGCCCGGGTCGTCCAGGCGACGTCTCCGGCCGGCGGTGCCTTCCATCCCGTCCGGGGTGCTCCGGTGGTGGGCGGCACCATCTCCCCCGTCCACTCGACCGGGGTGGGTGACCTCGTCGTCCGCGTCAAGCAGAGGCTCCCGATGCCGGCTCCGTGGCGTGCGGCCGCCACCCTGGAGGCGCAGTTCCCGACCGGCGATCCGTTTGAGCTCCACGGCACCGGGTCGTACTGGGTGACGCCCGGCATCGACCTCTCGCTGCCGCTCTGGGGGAAGCGGGCGGAGCTCGACGCGCATGCCGCACTCCACATGAACGTCAACCACGCGGCGCAGTCCCAGGTTTTATATGGTCTTTCTGCGTCCGCCGTCGTCTGGCCGCGGCGGCTCGCCGCCATCGTCGAGTTCCTCGGGCAGTCGCAGCTCGCGAATGGCTTTGCGCCTGGGGATACCGACGTGCTCGTGTTGACGCCGCAAGGAGGGATCGCGGCCGACCCGCTGCTCGGCGTCGGCTGGACCGGCCGGCTCGATCAGTTCAACTTTTCCTTCGGGTTACGCGGCGTTCTCCGGCCCGGCCTCGTGCTCTTTGCCAACGGCGTCGTGCCGCTGAACCGCTCGAGTGGTGTGCGGCCCGCCGGCGTCGTCCCGACCGTGGGGCTCGGATGGTCGTTCTGATGATGCCGCTCGTGCTCGCCAGTGCCACCGCGCCGCGGGCCCTCGTGCCGTCGCGGCGGGCGGCCTGCCACATCATCTGCAAGAGTCCTCCCGGCCCCGCAGGTCCTCCCGGCGTGCCAGGCTCCCCCGGGCCCGCCGGACCCCTCGGGCCTGCGGGTGCCGGGGGTCCTATCGGCCCCCGGGGTCCGATGGGCCCGATGGGACTCCAGGGCGTCAGTGGTCCGCCCGGGCCGCCTGGGCTTCCCGGGCCGACGGGGCCGACCGGCTCGGCGGCCGGCGTCACGGTGACACCGCGGAGCGTCACGACGACGGTGCTCCGGCCTGCCGTCGGTGCCCCCGTCGTTGCCGTGGCGGAGTGCCTGTCGACAGAGGAGGTCATTGGCGGCGGCGCCCGGGTCGACGCGACCGACCCCGACGACTCGAAGACGCAGCATCTGCAGGAGTCCGGGCCGACCGCGACGGGATGGCTCGCCCGGGCGGCGGCAACGAGCCGGTTCCATCAGGACTCCGCCCTCGTCGTCACGACGACGGTCTACTGCCTCGGGCTCCCATGACGACGCCCCCGCCGCCCGGCACGTGGGTCGATATCGCGTCGCGTGCCATCGTGCAGGTCGGCTTTCCAGTGGTGGTCGCCGGTGTGTTGTTATGGTTTCTGTTGACTAGGTTCCAGCACAACATGGATGCGATCACGACGCGGATGGAAGCGAACACGGCTGCCATGCAGGCACAGACTCAGTCACTCGCCAAGATCGAGCCGCTGGTGGCGAAGATCGAGCAGGATGCGACGCAGCTCGTCGAGCTCCAGAAAGACTCGTATCCCAAGCCCGGGAAGGCGCCGCCATGACGCTGGGTCAGTGGGTCGGGTGCGCCGTCGCGGTGCTCGTCATCGTCGGCATCGCGTACTCGCTCGTTCAGTGGTGGCAGGGCCGCAACGGAGGTGAGCCGTGATTCAGCGCAAATACTTCTTCGATGCCGTCCGGTCGTCTCTCTTCTCCGGCTCCATGAAGCAGAGCCAGGTCGACGGCATGACGGCGCTCCTCGACTACAGCGAGCAGATCGGGTGTGACGATCGCCACCTCGCGTACATCCTCGCTACCACGTTCCACGAGACGGCGCAGACGATGCAGCCGATCGCGGAGTACGGCAAGGGAAAGGGAAAGCCGTACGGCGTGCCCGATGGGCCGTACAATCAGGTCTACTACGGCCGCGGCTTCGTGCAGCTCACGTGGTACGACAACTACAAGAGGCAGGATGCGAAGCTGAAGCTGAACGGCGCGCTGGTCAAGAACGCCGACCTTGCGCTCGATCTGCAGCTCGCCACCCAGATCATCTTCGGCGGCATGTATGACGGCGATTTCACCGGCGTCGGGCTCCCGAAGTACATCACCGACACCAAGCCGCCCGAGGATACGACGGATTATTTCAACGCGCGCAAGATCGTGAATGGCCTGGATTGTGCCTCACAGATTCAAGGCTATGCGCTGAAATTCTCCGCGGCGCTCATGCATTCAGCGACGGAGGTAGCGTGACACGGCAGGCGATGTGGGCGCGCATCGTGCCCTCATCGGATTGCTGGCAATGGCACGGCGCGAAGACGCCGGCTGGCTATGCCGTCATGCGGGAGAATGGCCGGAATCGCTACGTGCACCGCATTGTCTACGAGGCATTGCGCGGTCCGATTCCCATGGGTCGCGTGATTGACCACCTCTGTCGGAACCCCGGGTGTGTGAATCCTGAGCATCTCGAGCCTGTGCCGCATCGGCTGAATATCTTGCGGGGAAAGGCCGCCATCAAAGCCGCGCGGACACATTGCCGCCGCGGCCACCGACTGACGCCCGAAACTGAATTTATCCGCGCCGACGGCGCACGCTGTTGTAAGCGATGTGCACGGCGCCCAAGGAGGCACTAGCCCATGGGAACCATTCGCCGCCCCGAGGACGAGGAGGAGCATCTGCCACCCGACGACGAGGAGGAGGAGGAGAAGGAGCCGGAGCTGCCCGTCGGGCCACCGGCGCCTGAGGAGCCGACCGCCTGAGTGCCGTTTCTCTCCTCCAGTAGCCTCGCCGAGCGGCCCGACCCGCGCACCAAAGCGGGGCAGCCGCTCCACGGTGTCACGGAATGGGACTGCCCGCGTAACGGCGTCCACGTCGTCGAGGTCCATTACACCGCCGACCCGCAGAAGCGGGACCCGCAGTGGAAGCGGGAAGCCATGCGGGGCATGCCGCCCCGCGGCTGGCAGCGCGAGTTCGAGATCTGCTGGGATCTGGGCGGCGGCGATCCGGTGCTCCCGGAATACGTGCCGGCACTCATGCGGCGCGAGATCCCCGTCAACCCGTCGGCTCGCATGCTCCGGGGGTGGGATTTTGGCCAGGTCTGCCCCGTCACCGTCTTCGCACAGGTCGATGCCTGGGGCCGGCTCCTTGTCGTCGGCGAGCTGGTGATGGAACACGCGAGCCTCACCGCACAGATCGAAGCCACAAAAGCCATGACGCTCGACCTGCTGGGCTCGACGGGTCCGTGCTTCGATGCCGGCGACCCGGAAGCACTGCACGAGATGGAACTGGGAAGCATCCGCCGCGAGCTCTTGAAGGCGGGCATCATGCTGCAGACATTCTCGAACCGCGGCCGGCGCTTCGAGGGTTTGCGGCAACGCATGCTGCGGCGCGTGCTCGTGCCGGGCGAGTCCGAGCCGTCGCCGGCGCTCTTATTGTCGCCACGCTGCCCCATCCTGCATAGCGCGCTCGCCGGCGGCTTTGCGTGCCACCCGAAGACCGGAAAGCCGCTGAATACGCACCCATACAAGGATGCTGTCGATGCGTTAGACTACCTACACGACAACCTGCAAGGCGCGACCGCCGACTGGATGCAGAAGCTGCAGAAGATCGCGCGGGCCGATTGCGCCTGGTGACGTCGTGGGTGGTAGGCGGCCCGGCCTGCAGGTACGACTCGTCTGTGCGAATCCAGAATGCCGCGATGTCTTCTGGCGCGTGCCGTCGTCGGCGCGCTCGGTGACGCCGACATGCTCGCGGGCCTGCTACCGGGCCTGGGTGTATCTCCGCGCCCGGCCGCGCCGGCCCCGCCGCCCGCGGCCGCTCCGGCTCGAATGGGAGCGGCTAGCCACGCCGCCCCGCGTGGTGTAGACGGCACGCCCCGAGATGGCACGCGGGGCAGCGGAGCAACGCACCGACACGCTGTCACCCGCTCGTGGCGAGCCGCCGACGAACCTCGCCGTCGACCCGGAGATCCAGGCCCGCATCCGCCAGGAGCTGTCGCCGCTCATCTCGCTCGTGCGGAACGAGCGCATGGTCTTGCGGGACCGCTGGCTCCGCTACTACCGCATCTGGAGCCTCCGGCACGACGTGCAGGGCTACCGGGGTAGGACAAACACGTACTTCCCCATCGGCCGGCGGTGGATCGAGCAGTGGGTGACGCGATTAAAGCGCGACCTCTTCCCTGACAACGACTGGTTCGCTTGCCGCGCGCTCGCCGAAGACTTTGAGAAGCGCGTGCCGGCGAAGGTGGCGCTGCAGAAGTATTGGATGCGCCGCTACATGCGGCTGCGGCGCCATGCGCTGCCCTTTCTGCGGCAGCTCGTCATGTACGGCACCTCACCCGTCCGCAACGTCTGGCGCTGCATCGAGCACGAGCAACCGGCGCTCCAAGACGTGCTCGACGAGGACGGCGCGCCAACCGGAAAGACGAAGCAGATCGTCGACAAGGTGGCGGATTTTCTCGGCCCGACGTTCGAGCCGGTCGATCTGTTCGCGTTCTACGTCTGGCCCGTCACGGCGTCGAGCGTCGATAGCGCCACGCTCGCGTTCGAGGATCGCTGCGTCACCCGGGCGCATGTGCGGGCGCTCGCGAGCACGCCACTCGATCCCGGCAACCGGAAGTCCACCAACGTCTACGAGAACCTGCCCGAGCTGCTCGAGCTCTACGAGCAGGCGACAGCCAGCCGCGGGTCGTCCTACAGCGGCGGCCGGAAGTACGACGCGCTGTCCATCAGGCTCGCGGACAAGGGATTCACCGCGCCGCTGGATCAGAATCTGCCGGCGGGCCTCCGGCCGCTCGACATCACCGAATGTTCTTGGGTTGCAGATCTGGAGGGCAATGGGCCGGAGCGTTACTTGGTGACCCTCGGGGCCGACACGGTGCCGCTCCGGGTGCAGCGCCGCCCGTTCTTCCACGGGGGCTCGCAATGGCTCTGCGGCAAGTTCGTCGAGATCGCCGAGGAGTTCTACGGTCGAGGGCTGCCGGAGATCTTCGATTACATCCAGTATTTCGTGAACGATCTCGGGAACCAGTCGTCCGACGCGTTCGTCTGGGCGACCAACCCCATAGCCGTCGTCGATATCGGTGCGGTGCAGGATCCGACATCGCTCCGCATGACCCCGGGCGCCAAGTGGCTCGCGAACCCGCAGGGCGTGCAATTCACCACGCCGCCGACGGGGGCCGCGCAAGCCGGGTTCGACGCCGTGCAAGGGTACCTCGGGATCGGTGACAACCTGGTGGCACCGACTCCTGCCAGACCGATCGTGCCGGGGCAGGCGCCGGCAGCAGGCGCCGGGGCGGGTGGCGCCAGCGGACTGGCGGCGCAGCTCGCCGATAGCGCGGTCGACATTCGCGCCGTGATCGAGAACCTCGAGGACGACGTCATGGTGCCGCTGCTCGAGCGCTCCGACATCCTGGCGCAGCAGTGCCTCGACCGGGACATCATCTTGAAGGTGGCTGGGCAGGATGGCGTCGAGCTCCTCGAGCATCCCGTGACGGTGGCCGATCTCGTCGGCGAATACGAATGGGAATGGTTAGGGACGACGTCGGCACTGAATCAGCAAGTGCGGGCGCAGCAGATGGTGCAGGGCATCGCACTCCTCGTCCAGGTACCTCCCGATCAGCTCGCCACCCAGAACATCACCGTCGACTGGCGCTACATCCTCGAGCAGTACTGGTCGCTCGGCTTGGGGCTCCCGAACAGTGACCGGGTATTCAAGTCGACGGGCCCGAAAGAACCGCAGGACTGGCGCTACGAGAACGCGCTCGCGCGCGTCAACCGGGCTGCCGAGGTGCAGGTCTCGCCTGCCGACAACCACATCGAGCACGTGCAGGGGCACCAGCATGTGCTCGACCGCGGCGACCTCACTGACGATGCCCACACGCTCATGCAGAAGCATGTCCAGGACCACATCGGGTTCGAGGTCGCCAACGAGGTGCAGCGCATGCAGCAGGCCATGGCGACCCTTGCCGGGCCGGGTGGTGGCATGCCGCCCGGGGCGCCTCCTGGGGGCCTGCCCGGTGGGTTGCCTCCCATGGGCCCGGGAGGCCCGCTGCCTCCAGGGCCGCCGCCGGGTGGTGGTGGCCTGCCGCCCATGGGACCGCCGCCGGGGGGTGGTCCCGGGGCTCCGATCCCGCCGAGCTACCCGACGCAGCCGATGCCGCCACCCGTCGGCGCCATCGGTGGCCCGCCACCCTTTGCGGGAGCCACGCCGAACCGGGGTATCAACACCCTCGGCCGGCGGATCGGGCCGACACCGCAGCAGATTCCCGGGACGCCGCTCTTCAAGCCCCACTCCGGCGCCCGCAACAAGGCGAAGGCGATGCTTGGGCTCCGGCCCCCTGCCCCGCTCGGGCAGGGCCGCGTCGGCACGACGGGCAACGTCGCCGATCTCTTCCGCCGCCTCCCGCGGCTCCCGCGATGATCCATATTCCGATTACGCTGCGTGAGGCGAACGCCTACATCGAGCGTTTCCACCGCCACCATGGCGCGACCCGAGGGTGTCGGTTCTGCCTTGCCGCAGTCGTCGGTGACAAGGTTGTCGGGGTGGCCGTGGTCGGTCGACCCGTTGCGCGTCGGCTCGACGATGGCTGGACCGTCGAGATTACGCGACTCGCAAGCGATGGGACGCCGAATGCCTGCTCGTTTCTCTACGGAGCGGCGCGGCGGGCGGCGTTCGCCCTCGGCTACCGGCGCTGCGTGACCTACATCCTCGATTCTGAGCCCGGGACGAGCTTGCGGGCGGCGGGCTATCGACTCGTTGGTCAGGCGGGTGGTGGCTCGTGGTCGCGTGATAGTCGCCCTCGGGTGGATCTGCACCCGCTGCAAAGGAAGCTCTGTTGGGAGGCTCCGAATGGCAGAGAAGTGGATCCAAGGCGCCATTAAACGGCCGGGCGCGTTCTCGGCAAAGGCGAAGGCCGCGGGCAAGTCGACCGCGGGCTATGCGCGCTCGGTACTCAAAGAGGGCTCGCAGGCGTCGACCCGCACCAAGCGCCAGGCGGCGATGGCGCAGACGCTCTCGAAGCTCCGCAGCGGCAAGGCGAAGTTTCTCCTGCCGCTCGTGCTCCTCGTCGCCTCGAGCGCCGCGGCCGCAACCAAAGGGTGCCCGAGTGGGCAGCTCGGCGGCACGCTCACGACGACGGGGCCGACGCCTGACGTGCTCATCGCCCGGGCCGCCCCGGCACTCGTCGTGCAAGCGACGAGCCCGGCGGGCACCGCGACGGTGGTCGTCGAGATCTCGTGCGACGGCACCAACTGGGCACAGGTGCAGAATTCGAGCATGTCACTCGCGGCGGCGACGCCGAGTCAAGTGGTGTCGATGCTGCAACCAACGTGCACCTATCGGGCGAATGTCACGGCGTGCTCGAGCTGCTCGACGACGGTTTTCTATGCGTGTGCTGGCCCGTAGCCTCGTGGCGCTCGCCATTACGACCGCCGTCGCGGCGCAACCTCGAGGGCCGGCGAAGGTCGGCGGGTGCGGCCCGGCAAGCGCCGGGTGTGGCGCGGCGGCGGCCAACGTGCCGTCGACGTCGACCACGACGACGACGACAACCACCACGAGCACCACCACCACGAGCACCACGACGACCACCACGACGGCGGCCACGACGACGACGTAACGGGGGGAAGCATGGGAATACACCTTGCACTCATCGGCGGGGGCTTCGTGTCGTTTGTCCTCGCCGCCGCCAATGCGCCCATCCCCCGGGTCAATCTCGTTGCCCTCGGGTTGGCATTCGTCACCCTGGCGCAGCTCGTCTAAAAGCCGGTGGGGTTGACTAGTCGCTAACATGCGCTAGACGGCACGCCCCGAGATGGCACGCAAGCAATTAGTGCCGCCCGGGGCCAAACGCGGCGGCCGCGGCAAATCGCTGCTCGTCGCCCCGCCGGCACCGCCACGGGGCCGTAAGCCGAAGCTCGGGACCATGGCCGGCCGGGCGGGGGCACCGCCGCCCCTGCCGTCGCCTCCGCCTCGCCCGCGGGCGACTCGTGCCATGGGAGCCCCCGTGCAAAACCCCCTCCCGCGGGCCACCGCCCGCGGCCCGCTGCCCGCCGTCGCCGAGGAGCGCACCGAATCCACCCCGATGGGCTCGGCAATGGCCGCCGGCGTCGGGGCATCTCCCGGGCGGCTCGCCATGGCCCGCGCGATGCGTCGCGGCCGGGTGGCTTTCTAAAGGATGGACGACCTGATCCCCATCGACGCCGACGAGCTGGCGCAGATCACCGCGGCGCTCCGCACGACGTCGTATCACGAGCACATGGAACGCTACGTCCGCGACCGGATCGCGTACCTCCTCGACAAGGAGCTGACCGACCCGCACGAGATTACGAAGTGCCGCGGGCAGGTCGAGGAGCTCCAGCACCTCCTCCGGCCCGCGTTCTGTCAGACCCTCGCGTTGTTAGGGTTGCGCGCCCGCGCCGCCCGCGACCGCGAGAACACGACACCGCTCGAGCCGCCACCGGAGCGGCCGTGGTGGGCCGACCCGCCCGATATCGCCAGCGAGCGTCCTGTGCCATGAGTGACGAGCAGACCGCACCCGCCCCCGACACACCCGACACCGGGGCCGCGCCGGGCGAGCCGACACCCGTCCCGGCCGCACCGGCCGGCCCCGTACCCCCCTCCGAACTCGACACGCTCCGCCAGGAGCACGCCCGCACCCGGGAGGAGCTCGCCGCCGCCAACGCGACGCTTCGGCTCTTGGCGCCGCAGCCGCAGACGCCCGAGCAGGCCATGCCGCTCGTCCGGTTGGCTCCCGCCGAGGCGCGGCGCGTGGCGCAGTCGCTCGGCGGTGGCTGGACGGAGGAGGCGGTGCAGCAGCACGCCCCCATCTTCGCCGCGTTCCTCCAGGTGCTTGCCGGGCCGATTCTGAACGGCCTCGAGGGCATGGCGGATGTCGTCGATCTCCTCCAGGCCCGGCAAGAGGTGCCGAAGTACGAGACGCTGGCCGAGGAGGTCGATCGGCTCCGCGGCGAGTACCGGCAACGCGGCCAGATGATCACCCGCAAGCAGGCGGTCGCGGCCGTCAAGGCCCGCCGCATGGAAGATCCGAAGTATATGGATACGCTATTCGCCGAGCGCGAGGCGGAGAAAGCCGCCGAGCAGCAACGCCGCGCCGCCAACGCCGCCGCCGCCATCACCGAAGGGGGCGCCACCGTGCAGAAGGCGGGGCCGGAGCCAACCAAACAGCCGCGGGCACCGCAGTCGAAAGAGGAGTTCGCCCGCCTATCCCTCGAGGAGAAACGCAAGATCCTCGAGGGCGCAACGCTCTGAGGTAGAGGGAGGGCCACGCGATGGCGGGCAGCACCTACAGTTACACCGACCCGGGGCTATCGACTAGCACCACACTCGTCAACGATCTCGCGCCGCTCTGGCTACAGGACGAGCTGCTCGCGATCGCGGAGAAGCTGACCGTCTTCCAGGACATCGGCGATACGCCGAACATGCCGGAAGGCGAGGGCAAGACGTACTCCGCGCAGCGCTACGAGCGTCTGCCGCTCCCCGGGTCGCCCATCACCGAGGGCATCACGCCCGACTCGACGGCGCTGATCGTCAACAAGGTGACCGCCGTCCTCGAGCAGTGGGGCATGGTCTGCTCGCTCTCGGACGTCGCGCTCATGACGACGAAGCATCCGGCGCTGCAGGCCGCGAAGGATCGGCTCGGGAATGCCTCCGCGGAGCTCCAAGACCGGGAGATCCAAAAGGTGCTGATGGCGGGTGGTGTCGTCGTCTTCCCGAACAACCGCGCCTCGCGCTCCGCGCTGGTCGCCGGTGACGTTCCGGGCACGGATTTCGTCTCGATGCTGGTGGCGACGCTCCGCCAGCTCGGTGCCCCGACCTTCGCCGGCTCCATGTATGCCGGCGTGGTCGACCCGTACACCGAGCAGGACATCGCGAAGGATCAGACGTTCGTCCTCTCGCATCAGTACGCCGAGACGACGGCGCTCTTCAACGCCGAGATCGGCCGGTGGCGTGGAATACGCTGGAAGCGCTCGAACCTGCTCCCGATCCAGTCGCTGCTCCCGGCGAGCGGCGCCGGAGTCACCGCGGCAGCGATCACGTCGCTCCCGGCCGGAGACGTCGGGTTCACCGCCGGCTCGACGGTCAAGGTAGTGGCGGCAGTCGCCGATCCTATCTCGGGTTTGTCGACGCAGCAGACCGCCACCGTGAACGTCACCAACGCCGCCGCCTTCGACGTGCAGTTCACCATCGGCGCCAGCGCCCCGTCGGGCCGGTACAACCTGTACGTCTCGCAGCCGGGCGGCTCGGTGCCGCTCTATGCCGGCATCGTCAGCTTCACCACCGGCACCGCGGCCACATTCAACGTCGCCATGACGAGTGGCGGGGTATCCATCCAGGCGAATCCGAGCGGCGCCCCGGCGACGGCCGACCCGCCTGCCGCGGGCAACGTGCACACCGGCTACGTCTTCGGGAAGTCGGCCTTTGCGGTGCCGGCGATCGGCGCCCGCGTGCAGGCGACGTTGACCCCCGCGACGGCGTCGGACTCCGACCCGCTGCAGCAACGCCGCAAGGCCGGGTTCAAATTCTACACGAAGACCTGCATCCTCAACACGGATTTCTTCCGGCGCTTCGAGTGCCT